TACGACAAGTTCAAGCTGGCGCCGTTCTTGGTGAAACAGATCGATACGCTGGAGCAAGCGCAGTTCGTCTCTCGCTTCGCCGATCCCTGCGCGTCCCGGTCCGCTTGATCGTCGTGCCCCACTTTACGCTCCAGTTGACATCAGACGGGCCGATCGTGAGCGCGCACATTGGCGTGAGCGACCCCCGACGGGCCGCGCTGACGGCGGCGCAACAAACGATTCCGCCGTGGGTGCCGATCCGGGCCCTTATTGATACGGGCGCGAGCTGTACGTGCCTCGATCCCAGCGTCGTCGCGACGCTCGGTATCCCGGCGACTGGTAGTGTCTCTCTGAACACCCCGTCGACCGGTACCACGCCTCATTCAGCCAATCAGTACGATGTCGCGTTGGTCATCCCGGCGGCCCAGGGTCAGACGCCGCTTGTGTTTGCCACAATCCCCGTCGTCGCCACGGAGTTGCTGGCGGCGCAAGCGATCCATGCACTGATCGGCCGCGACATCTTGCGGCGCTGCGTGTTTTATTACAACGGCTCGATCGGCGACGCCGGGCTTTTTACCCTGGCGTACTAAGGCAAGCCCGATTGCTTGCCCGCCTAGAACGCGCCGACGCCCCACAACTGCCGCGCGAACGCGCGAAAGTCTTTCGGCGCCGCGAGCGCGTCCTGGCCGATCGCGATCCCGGTCAGTTGCGACAGATCCGCAAATGCCGACTTCAGGATCGTCACTTCGCCCGCGGTGTACCCCAAGTCGATCAGCGTCTGATCCGGGTTCGTGTCGAGAAACGTCTTCATCGTGGCGATGTCTTCCAGCAACCGCTGAAAGGCGCGACAGGTATCCCCGCTGCGCGTATCCACTTCTTGTTTCGTGACGGGCAGGCCCACACTCATCGCTGGATCCTCCTCACTTAGCTCAGCGGAATCATGATCACCGCGCGCAATTCGATCGCCCCCGCCTTCCACGCCACCGCCGTGCTCGGCACCTTCCGAAAGCCGATGCTCGTCTGGTTCGGGACGCAGTACGAGTAGACGGGAAAGTACGACCCCGCGCCGTCATTGCCGGATCCGACCGTCGCCGAGGTATAAAAATTCGCCAACATCCCGACCGGGAGCGTTACAAAGAGCTCCGCGCTATCGCTCGCGAGCGTGGTGCCGGTGATACAGAGGTTGACGGTCAGGATCTGGCCGTCGAGCCGGTACTGGTGGCTGAGCACATTGCCGGACGCCACCGTCCAGCCCCCGGAAGCGGAATAATCGGAGGCGGCGAACGGCCGCACGATCCAGCCGCCCTGCTCATGCGCCCCCATCCGCCACATGTTCACGACGGCATCGAAGGTGTACGTGATCCGACCGTTCCGCGCGACCGGCGTCGGCCCGCCGTTGATGACATTGAATAGTTTTGAGGTGCCGCCGATCCCCGTACTCTGCGGCGGAAAGAACAGATTGCCGCCTTGCCCTTCGTTGACGATCAGCACACTCGTGCCGGGCGCCACCCCCGTGGAATCGATCCCCGACATGGTCGTATCGACGGTGCCGGTCCAGAGCACGACGAGGTTGTTGCTCGTGAGCGGCAACGTCCAGAGCCCGCCCGCCGTGTTGTTGTTGATCAGCGTCGGGGGAATCAACGACACCGGCGCCAGGCCGGACAGCACCAGGCTGGTCGTGGTATCGGCGACGCCGACGACCCGCACGAACGCCGGCGAGCTCGGCTTCGTGGTCGTCATCGTGCCGGACGCAGACCCGACGTAATACGTCGCGCCCGCGACGACCGACAGGCCGGTGACGGTGCCCTGCGTCCGGATCGTGCCCGTCGCCCCGGCGGCGATCGAGGCCATCACGATCCCGATCGTCGGCGCCGCCGACGAGCTCCCCGGATTCTGGTTGCTCGCCATGTACCACTGGCCGGCGTTCAGGCCGTTGGCGCCGTCGCTGAGGAAGACAACCTGCCCGGCCGTCAACGCCTGCCCGGCAATCCCCGAAATATCGACGTTGGCGGCGCTCGAGGGAATCGACGACACCAAGTCGACGGTGCGGATCACGCTGCCGTGCGCCGGCGGGACCGCCGCCGTCTCGACCACAAACTTATAGCTGGCGCCGGGCTGCAGGAAGGCAACGAACCGACCGGCCGAGTCGGCGACGATCGGGTTGCTGTTCGGCGTCGTCAACGAGGCATCGGTGTACGTGGCTTGCGGCGTCGAGGTGCCGGCGAGATAGGTCCAGACGAGCGCGCCGGAGATGATCAGGCCGGCGTCGCTGAGCACGGTCTGGTACGGCGAAGGCATCACGGTGCCGGTGACAGCCATGCTGCTATACTCCTAAATGGCTAACGATGCTGCCTGCCGAGCGCCGCTTCTGGTGCGTGGTCACCCTGCTTGTGGTGTACTTCGCGTTCGCCTTCATCGCGACGATCCTGTTTCCGACGACGCCGCTTTCGGCAGCACCACCGCCGGGACCGTTACGGGCACGCCTTGCTGTTTCGCCACACTGGCGAGCTCGAGCCACGCCGCGCGCGTGGCCGCCGCGGCGGCGGCTGGCGGCAACGCCGGCGCCTGCGGCAGTTTCGCCGTCACAGTCAACAAGTTATTGAGCACCCGCGCGCCGGTCGGGGAATACAGGATCTTCGCGAGCCCGGCCGCGCCGACCTGGTGATAGAGCGCCAGCCAGGGAGCGGCTGACGCCTCGACCAGCTGCGCGCCCACCGAAATCGTCGGCGCCGACCCTGACGGATTCACGTTGGCTTTGATCCGTTGCGCCACGTTGAAGAATGCGTCGAGATCGCGCGTCAGTTCGGGGCCGTACAGGAGCGCCTTGGTCTTGTCGCCGAGCTTTTGCCAATCCGCCCACAACCGATCCGCATGCCCAAACCGGCCCTTCTCCGTCGCCAGGTCGATCATTTTTTCGATCTGCGCCCGTGCGAGTTGTGGCAGCGCCTCCGGTGCCTGCTGGTGCAACTGTTCCAAGAGCGGGTAATTGCTATCGTGCGGGGCCATCAACTGGTTGAAGGCATCGACCGGATGCGGCAGGTCGTAGGATGACACGACCTTCGGATCGATCCGACCGGCCTCGGCCCGCGCCGCGTCGGCAAAATGCGCGTCAATCTTGGCCGCCAAGTTCGGCCCGAACAACGTCTGTTTCGTCTGCGTGCCGAGTTGCTGCCACTTCGTTTGCGCCTGATCCGCCGGTAGCACCATTAACTCCTCGAGCTTGGCCCGGCCGAGCGCCGGCATCTGCTCCGGCACCACCGCGGCGAGCCGCCGAAGCGGCGCAATCCCGGTATCGCCCGGCGCCGTGACCTGCTTATAGAGCGCCATCGGATCGGTCGGCAGCGCCGCGTGCGCGCCGGACGCCCCCTCGAGCACCTCGCGCGCCTGGTGCGCGGCTCGCCACTGCGCCCGGCCCTCGGCGAGCGCCGCCTGCGCGTCGGGCGACTGCGAGATGATGTCCTGCAACTGCCCCTCAAGGCTTTGCACCGCCCGGTTGACGATCGCGCGCCCGCGGTCGGGAATCAGCGTCGGATCCGAGAACACGTAATCCTTGAGCCCCGACAGAATCTTGTCGGCCCGCGTCGCCGGCACGAATTGCGGCGCGTCCATCAGGTTCTGCAAGGTGCGCAGCGCATTGGCCGACTGGCCGGTCAGCGGCACCGTCTTGTGCTGCTGGAGCAGCGCCTGATACGTGCCCTGCAGCGCCTCCTGCATGCCGCCGAAATCGACGGGCAGGCCCATCGCCTGGGTTGCCACGTAGGCGTTGCCGGCGTCCGGCGGCAGGCTCGGCCGACTCACGGCCGGATCCCCGGCGAGGCGACGCCGCACGACCTGCATAGCCGCCCGGCCCGTGACGGTGTAGTGCCCGTGATCAAGCGCGGCGTCGATCGAGCGCAGCACATCGGCGCGTGTCGGCTGGTAGTCGCTCCCGATCTCCGCGAGGATGTCGTGGTAGACGGGCGCCCCGCCGCTGCCGGCGACAATCTCGGCCCGCCCGCCGGCCGCGTTCCCGCGGTTGACGCCCGGCTCGCCGGAGAGGTCGTTCCACGTCCGGCTGACGTAGGGCAGCGACTCCATTTCGGCCTTGATCCGCCGGAGCTCCTGCAGTTCGGCCGGCGTCGGCTCCATGCCGAGCGTTTTGATCTGCTGCTCGCGCACGGCCGCCGCTTCCGCCGCCGTTTGCCGCGCCGCCGGCACCTCGACTTGCGACTCTGGCCGCGCCTCGACGTCCGCGAGGCGCCCGTAGGCGGCCCCTGCGGCTTGTTTGCGCGCGCGCACGACGTCGGCGACGGCCTCGCGCGCAGCCGTCGCGGCGATATCGGGCGTGACGCCCTCCGGCGCGGCGGCTTGCGCCAACGTGGCGGCTCGCTGCGCGACCTGCGCGTCATTCGCCGCGTTCACGCGCTGCGCCACGGCCGCCTGGCGGTTGAGCACATCCTGCACGCCGGTCACCGCCGCCGCCCCGGCACTCTCCGGGGAGGCCGGCAGATCCGGCCCCGCTTGCTCGGCGAGTTGACGCCCGACGCGCGTCAAGGCCGCATTCTGCTTGCGCTCGAAACTCCGCGCGATCTGATCGCCACCGAGGGACCACTCGACGCTTTTCTGCGCGCCGGCGGCAAAGCGCGAGCCCGTGCGCGTCGCCGTATCCAGCGGAATGTTCGTGCGGTCCGCGAGCGCGTTCCCGGCGGCATCATTCGCCGAGAGCATGTCGCCCGGCGCCACCATATCGCCCGGCCGATAGATATTGGGCATCGGCGTCAAGGCGCGCGCAATCGCCGTCGGCGCGACGAGCGCCGTCCCGAGCCCCAGTGAATGCCCGAGCCCTTCCGCCGTCTGCCCTTTCTGGAGCTCGTCGCCGGCCTGCGCCAAGGCGCCGCCCCCGGCCAGGTTGCCGAGATACTCGAGCAGCCCGGTGGACGCCGTCACGTAGTCGCCCCGGTTGTAGGCGGCCATCGCGCGATCGAAGAGGTGCTGATTGCTGCCGGCCAGGTGTCCCAGAAAATTGAGCGGCCCGTATTGCTTCTTGCCTTTCTCCGTCAGGCCCGGATCGAGGTACGGCGCGACGGCTTCGGGAATGAGCGCGCGGCCGACGGCGGTGGCGAACGGCAGCGGATTGATGCCTTCGAGGAACGCGCCGACGCCGCGCACGATCGGGTTGCCCTGCGCGTCCCGCTCGTTCGTCGTCCGAAAATCAGGCTGCGACGCGCCGCCGAATTGCTGCGCGAGCGCGTCATAGTCGATCGCGCCACTGGCCGTTTTCGGCGGCTCGGATGTGCCGCCGAATTTTTTCGCGAGCGCGTCGTAATCGATGTCCGGCATTTACGGAATCCCGGCCGCCCGCTTGAAACCATCCGCCGCAGCTTGCGATGGGAAGTATTTGACGTCGCCATTCGGCAACCGCACGGCGTAGCCGCCGGCCGTCGGCGCCGGCGTGCTCGAGCCCGTCGGTGCCCCACCCGGCGTCAAGCCTTCCATGTAGGTGCCGCGCGTCAGTGCCCGCCGCCGATAGCCGATGAGCGCCTGGATCTCCTGCACCGCGGTCGCGATCGCCGCCGGATTATCCGACTGATTGAGCAGATCCATGCCTTGTTTCAGCTTGGCATCGCTCGTCGCACTGCCGGTGCCGCCGCCCGACAGAATCTTGGCGACCTCATCGCCGACCAGGACGCGATCCGTGTTGAACCGCTTGAGATCGACGTTGTTGAATTGGTTCTTACCGGCGTTGACGAGCTCGTTGATCGAGCGCACGCTGCCGTTGTTGAGCGTCGTCGCCGCCGCCTGCAGCCGCGGGAGCGACTCCGCGACGCTATCCATGTAGCGGACGGTGTTTTGGAATTGCGGACTCTTGACGAGCTGATAATTCGCCGCCGCTTCCTCGAAGTTGAACTGCGGATCAAGCTTTTTCGCCTCGCTCGTCACCGCGAGCTTGAAGGCGAGCCCTTCCTTGCCGCGCGTCGAGAACAGCGACGCGAGTTGATCGGGGGAAATCCGGTGCGCGACGAGATCTTCGGCGACCGACGCGGCTTGCTCTTTCGTCGGCGCCTGATTGAGCTGCATTTGCGTGAGCGCCATCGCGAGATTTTTCTGCGCGAGCGCCGCCGCGCGCATTTCCGGATCCGCGTTCTGCTCCTTGTAGGTTTGCATCGCCTTCGCGTCGACAGCCTGGATCTGCGCGTCGGTCAACGGGACGCCGCCGTTTTGCTGGACGGCCATCCGGCGCGCCCGTTCGACGGCGTCCTGTAAGGAGCCGGCATTAGCCTGCTTCGGACCGCCCTGGATCAGCACCTGCCCCGGCGTCCACTTCCCGTCCGGCCCCATCAGCGGCGGCGCGTACAGCGTGTTCTCTGGCGGCACGTTGATCGGTTTCGGCTGCGCCTCGAATTGCGCTTTCTTCGCCTCGGCCTGCTCCTTGTCGATCTTCGCCTTGAGCTCCGGCGACACGAATTGCAGGAACGTGGCCCCGAGTTGATCCGGGTTCGCGGCCGCCCCCGACAACAGGAACTGACGCCCGGCGTCCTGACTGATCGCGCCGTCGGCGATCCCGCGCGCCACAAACGCCAGCGCCGTATCGCGGGCGTGCAGGGGATCATCGGGCTTCGTCTGCAGCGCGCCATAGGCCGACAGGGCCGCGTTGCCGAGATAGTCCTGCTGCGCCTTGCGCACCGCCCCCTGCTTCTCTTGAATCTCGGCGCCGCTCTTGGCGATGTTCATGACGGTGTTCTGGTAGTCGAGCGCCGCCTTGCGGTTGTCCTGGGAAATCTTCGCCCACTGCTGCCACGCGCCAACGTCCTGCGTCTGCAGTTCCTTGGTGACCGCGGCATCGTTGACGGTGCCGTCCTCGTTGTAATTCGCCGGGTTGCGCAGCGCCGCCTCGAACGCCAGGCGGCTCTTGTTGTCCCGCCGCAGCGCGTCCAGCTGCATCTGCTGGATCTCGTCCTTGCGCGCCGCCTCGCGTTGCTGCTGCAGGTATTGCGGGATGGCCGTGAAGGCGTTGCCGATCTGCCCGAGCATCTGGCCGCGCAGCATCCCCTCGCGCGCGATCGCGTTGGCTTCGATGTCGCCCGCCCGCAGGGCGCCGGCCGCCTGAATCGCCCCCTGATCGCCGAGCGCCTCGGCGATCGACGGCCCGTACGGGTTCGTGTAATTCGAGTATTGAAAGATGGGCATGGCTTAGGCCGTTGGGTACGGACTCCCGCCTTGGACGCCGCGTTGCCGGTACGCCTGCCACGAGCGCCAGTAGTTGTTGGGATCGGGCTGAGGAGGGGCACCCGGCGGTGGCGCGTCCATGCCGGCCCCGGCCTGCGCGGCATACCGCCCGTAGACACGCTGGCGGTGGGCATTCCACGCCGCAGAGGGATCGCCGCCGCCGGACGATCCGAACGGCGCGCCAGACGGTCCGTAGGGGCTCGACCCGTACGCGGGACTCGGCGGCGGCGCCCCGCCTGCGGCGGTCGGCGTCCACGGGGCATCGGTATAGCGTGAGGGTGTCGGCGCGGCGGCGGTCGGATCCGGGACCGGAGCACCCGTATCGGGCGCGGCGTGATCGACCTGGTACGTCTGCGGCGCGAACGGTTGCCAGCTCCCGGACGGCTGTGGGCCCCAGCCGAGCGCCTGGGGGTTCGAGGCCGAGCCGCTCGGGTTGAGCGCCTGCCAGACCGATGGACCGTAGTAGGGGGGCATGGTCACTCCCGTTTACGATTGCAGCGCGAAGTTCGCGCCGAGATTGCGCCGACTCTGGAAATCCTGCCAGCCCAACTGGTAGTCGTTCCACGCATTCGTATTGCCGAGCGTGTTGAGGCCCATCGTGTTTTGCGCGTTGGCCTGCCACCCCGCGAACTGCGGCGCAAACTGATCTTTCGCCGCCTGGTAGCTCGCGGCATAGGGATCCTGATACTGCGTCTGATAGTTGAGCGCGTAGATGTCGCGCGCGTTCTGCCGCGCGGTAGTCGACGCATTCACCCCGACGTTGTAGGGATCGGTGTATTGCGTCCGGTAATTCGTGTTGTAGATGTCGGCGGCGTTGCCGCGGTTCGTGTTGTAGATGCCGGCCGCCGTGTCGCGCCCCGTGGTATAGGCCCCCATCGCGCGATTCCAGACGTTGGCGTACTCCTGGCTCGCGGCGTTCTGGCCGTAGTCGATCAGCGCCTTCGCCGTGCCGGAATCGTTCAGCACGCCCTTCGCCGAGGCGGCATTCTCGAGCGCCTGCTGCCCCTGCTGCAGCCGGAATTTGTAGCCGGGGTCATTGAGCGCCTCCTCAACGGTCGGCGCCTTGAAATCGCCGTAGGAGAAATCGCCGTAGGAAAACGCCGGCGGCGGGGTGTAGGTCGGCGGCGCCACATAGCCGGGCGTCGAGGCGTCGTACGAAAACGCCGGCGGTGGCGTATAGCTCGGCGCCGTGAAGGTCGGCGCCGTGGGCAGCGCGGTCGGCGTCGGGGCGGTAAAGTGGCCGCCCCACGGGCCGAACGTCTGCGACGTCTGCGCGCTGGGTGCCGGCGCGGAGTAACTCGGCGGCGGCGTATAGCTGCCCCCCGACGACGTGGTGAGCCCCCCGCCGCCCCCACCCCCGCTGCTCGCGCCGCCGCCGTGGCTCGCGGCATAGGCTTGCGCCTCGCCGCTGTTCTGAATCTGGCCGGTGATGCCGCCTAAATCCGTCGCGCCATACGCGCCCGAGATCCAGTTGTGGTACTCGTCTTGCGACGCCGGCCGCCCGAGATATTGGTTATAGAGGTTGTTGATCTGGTCGTAGGACGGACCGCCCGATGCGCCGCCCCCGCCGTCGCCGCGTCGCGCCTGCGCCTCCCCGCTGCTCGCAATCTGCGACTCGATGCCCCCGAGATCCGTCGCCCCGTAAGCGCCACTGATCCAGTTGTTGGCTTCGTCCTGCGACGCCGGCCGCCCGAGATACTGCTGGTAGAGCGCGTTGATTTGATCGTAGGTCGGCATGATGGAGCCCTTCGCCTACACGTACGCCCCGACGTTGCCGAGCCGGAACGCATCCGGGCCGTACTGCTCGTAATACCAATTCGGATCGGTCGGGTTGATGCCGGAGGGGAGCGGCTGGCCGGTGTAGCCGTACGGCCCTTCAGGGTTCGGAATCCCCGTGGCGAGCGGCTGATACCGGTTCCCTGGCGGCGGGGTCTGCGCGGCGGGCGGCGTCGACACGGCCGGTGCCGGCGCACCGATGGTCGGCAGTGGCCCCGGCTGCCCGCGGAACTCGTCGGCCTGCGCCAGCCGCTTGTTGAAATACGCCGGATCGTTCCGCCCGAACTCGCCCCACTTCTGCGCCCAGTAGTCGACGGATGTCGGGTTAGGCGTGACGCCGCGCGACTGGAAGTACGCGGCCACCTGCGACCGCACATCGGCCTCGCTCGTCGTGTTCCCAGGCCCGCCCCCACTACTCGAGCCGCTGCTCGAGCCGCCAAACGTCGGCCACGTGTCCGCGCCCGGATAGGCGCTCATCGGCACGTACTGCGGAATGCGCCGGTTCGGCAGGCCGAGCGCCTGCCCGACGGTCCCGAGCATCTCCTGCTTGGCCGCCCACTGGTCGTAGTTCGCCTGGCGGTTGACCTCGGCGCTCGTCGCGTCGTACTGCGCCTGCTGCCGGAGAAAGGCGAGCTTCTCGGCTTCCGCTTTCGACTGCGCATCCGTCGCGTACTTCGTTGCGTCGAGTTGCTTCTGGGCGGCGTCGGCCGTGGCGTTGGCTTGCGTGTTGACGCCCCAGATGCCCAGACCCGCGTTGGCGACGGGGCCGAGCCAGCTGTACGGCCCCTGGCCGGAGAATCCTTGCATGACCGTTTGCCATGTCGTCGGCATGGTTCCTCCCACCGGGGCGAGCGCCGTCGGAATCGTTGACCCCGTCGCACCCGGCAACCCGTAGCCGGCATAGCCGCTCGCATAGGGTCCAAAGGCACCAGAGGTATCGGCCGCGACATCCGCGCCCGTCGTCGCCGACGTTGATGCGCCCGGCGTTACCGCGCCACCAGTCCCGCCGAACGCGCCGAGCGAAGCGGCCGCGCCGCCGCCGACGGCGCCCGCCGCCGAGAACCCGATCACGTTCTTCCAGTCGATCGGGTTTTTCCACTCGCCGGTCGTCCAGTCGTATTTCGACGGCATCGTGAAGAGACTGCCGCCCTGCCCGGTTTTCGCCTTCGCGGCCGGCGTATCCGTCCCCGCATACACGCCCGTCTGCGGATCGAACCATTCCGGCGCGTAGTAGGTTTTCTGGCCGCGCACGATCCGCCACAAGCGGCCCTGGTCGTCGACATTGAAATCGGTGATCGACAACGGATGCCCGAGGGCGGCGAGGCTTTCACTGGTCAGCGGCGTATTGCCGTACGGTTCATGCGGGGTCGCCATGACGCCTCACCCAATCGACAGCGCAATCTCCAGAAACATCGTGACGCCGGCCGCCGCCGGAAAATTCGCCTGCCCGTTGCGAAACACCGCGAGCCACGCCTGCCCCGGCTGCGCTTGCACGGCGCAGGTTTCATACGGCAACGACGCATTCGTGAGGTACGCCGACCCCTTGCTGTACCGCCCGGCCGCCGCCGCATAGCCGCCGGGCAGCAGGACATACAGCGTGTTACTCGAGATCGCCCACGTCCCGTTTTGCGTCGCGACCTGCAGCTGCAGCGTCTTGCCGATGCGCGTGTAGGCAAACGTCAGGACCGATCCCACCGTCCAATTGCCGCCGCCCGCGCTCCCGATCGCGAACCAACTGTTGTCGGCGGCCACATCGATCCAGTCGCCCCCTGGCGGCCCCGGCTCGCCGAGCACCAGGTGTTCCACCCACCGCCGCATGAATATCGTCATTGTCCCGTCGCGCGGGTCCACAATCGGCGTCCGCGATGGAATGGGCGGCAACGCGGACATTTATCGCGCCTCGAAATTGTTCACGTAGGCATCGACGACGCGAAACGGGACCGGATCGCTGTAGGTCACTTCGCAGACGGCGTCGTGGAACAGGCCGAGCCGCGTCCAGTAGACGCGCGTCCGATACGCCCCGGCGGCGCCCGTCGACGCCGTGAGCTCGTTGCCCCACGTCCGGCCCCCATCGTCGGAGACGCGCAGCCGGACCGTCGGCGGGGCGCCTTGCCCACTTTGCGCGCCGAGCCCGACGTCCATCAGCAACTCGATCTGATCGATCGGCCCGCGCCGCTGCTCACTCACGATCGCCGGCGCGCGGCGCAGACGCCGAATCCCCTCGCCGTCGCGCTCCGTCGCAAACAACGGATCCATTTCCGAGACGATCCCTGAATTGCGATCGCCCGTCAGGTGTTTGCCGAAGCACATCACATGGCAGCGCGGCTGCCAGATGTCGAATTGGTTGGTCGATGCATTCCACCGGCCGCGGCGGTGCCACGCCTGCTCGAGATGGTCATAGGTCCACGTCCCGCCGCGCGGAAACGTCACGTTCGTGAAGACATGCGCATCGGTCGTGTGCTGGATGATCTCCGTGTCGACGAGCCCGCCGTGGCTCGAGTAGGTGGACACGGCCGACGCCATCGCCCGCGAGCTCAGCACCTCCGGCGCCCCGCCGTGCGCGTTCACCAACAGCCCTTGCCCGGACTGGTTGCGCCCGATCCACAGGGTGCCGAGCTGCGTCGTCGCATAGGCAAACGGCCCGACGATGCCCATCAGCCCGACCAGCCCCGAGAGGGGCGCCCACGGCTGCGTCCCGCTCCCCGTGTTGTACCAAGCTTCAAACGTATCGGTGCCGATCAGCCAGACGAGGTTGTTCTGGTCGACACACATGCACTGCCACGGATCGGCAAACAGCGATCGCTGAAAGAACTGCGCCGCATCCCAGACGGTCAGGTCGTTCAGGTTCGAGAGGTTCACCTTGCCGGTCGTCGGATTGAACGCGAGCCCGAAGCCCCCCGCGAAGGCAATGTGCGTGTAGCCGCCGGTGAGATACGGGCCCGTGAGCGCATTCGTACTCAGGTTGTAGGCGTAGATGTTGCCGCCGCTCGCAATCCCGATCTGATTGCCGATGACGCCGTTGTAGGCCAGTTGCGCCGGCTGCGTGTCGGCCGCGACCGTGCCGCGGCGCGCGCGCCCGCCCTGGACGTCAAACTCCCACAGGCCGCCGCCGATCACCGCAAACAGCCGCTGGTTCGCGATCGACAGCAACGCCCGCGTCCCGACGTCGGGACTGGCCTGCGCCCACACCTGAAAGCCGGGCGTCGGCCGCAGAAACGCCGCGTTCGTGCCGCCGGACGGCAGCGTCTCGCCGTACAGGTTGATACTCTCTTGGTTGTCGCCGATGGCGGACGCCGCGACGGTCGATCCGCCGATAAACTGCGGCCACTGGGGCATTACCGGACCTGCCCCGTGCGGTAGTCGTACACGCCGCCCTCCCCGCCCGGCACGCCGCCGTCCAGCGTCGAGATGTCATTCACACTGATGTTGCGCCCGAAGACGTCCGACATCGCCTGCTGCAGCGCCTGCTCGGACAGCGGTGACCACTCGCGCGCGAAACTCGGCGCCGCTTTCTTCGCGGTCCAGAGCCGCAGCAGCTCGCTATAGCCTTGCGGCAGATCGATCGTGTCCGTCGCGACGACCGGTGCGATCTCCGTCTCGACCGCGATCTCGACCGCGTACGGCATGATCGGGATCGGCCAGTACTCGATCTCGCCGTTCGGCCACACCGGGTTGTACCAAAAGTCTTTCGGAATCGCCGACTGGATCGTCCGCAACGACTGGTTCATCCACCAAGTCTTGGAGCGCGGATACACCGTCGTCGACACCATGCCGGAGGGATACAGCAGGTTCATCTGCGAGATCGCGACCGGGCGCCGCGGCACGACGAACGTGCCGGTCGGCCCGATCGTGTGCGGCTGCAAGCCGGGCGTGAGCGTGCCGGTCAGGATCGTGCGCTGATAGAGCCCGGTGCCTTGCAGGCGCTCGAGCACCTCATTGAGGAACAGCAGCACGAGGCGCTGATCCTCCGGGCGCAGGACATCGCCGCCGCGCGCGACGCGGATTTCGGTGAGCGCGCCCTCGAGCAGCGTCGAGACGGGCAGTTGCACGTCAGCCTCGCCGCCGCGGCGGCGGCGCCTTCGCCGCGGGGAGCGGGTCGCCGTCGTGCGGCGCGATCGGATCGTTCGGGTTCGGCTTGGTGCGGCTCCAGCCGTCCGCGAGCGCCTCGGCCTCCTCGTCGGGGGTGTGCACCACGACGTAGAGCGGCCCCTTGTCCGTCGAGATCCCGGCTTTGTGGAGATGCCGGGGGTAGTCCTCCTGCGTGGCCCCACGGCCCTCAGGATCGGTGACGTGGCGGGGCGGATTCAACTGATCGAACGCTTGGCCCTGCGGCATGGCTATCCTTTCGCGGATATACTCTGTCGGCCGCCTACCGTGGCCTCATGAACCACGGGACACGCCGGGAACCCTACCCGGTGGCGGCGCTGACTCCGTGACGGCGAGGCAGCCGCCGGCAGCGGGGCGTCCCCACACCACCGGCGGCCTCCGTCACGCGCGTGACTGCTCGCGCGCGGCCTCACTTGGCACCGTGGTCCCCCTTGGCGTGTTCCGCCTTCGCGGCCTCGGCCGCCGCTTTGGCCTGGGCGGCCTCCTCGGCCTTCTTGGCCTCGGCTTTGACCGCCGCGTCCTTGGCGAGCTCGGCGAGCACCGTTTTCAACGGCTGCCACTGGCCCGGTTGGTCGCCTTCGGCCGCGCCGTACACGGTCTGGGCGCCGCCGCAGCCGAACACCATCAGCCGCAGCGTCTGATCGTCATGAACGGCGAGCACCAGCGCCGGACTCACCGTGCCCGGATCCTGCACGGTGTCCGCGTGGTGATAGCCGACGAAGGCGCCCCAGTCCGGGGGATCCGCCTTCTTCGCCTCGGCCTTGTGTGGATCAACGGGTGTCGTTACGGGCATCGCTCGTCCCTCCTCATCTCGTCGTGCCGGATATCTGACCGCCCGCCCCTTAGGCGCAGGCAATGGCGACGGCGCACTGCTCGGCGAGCCCGATGCCAAACCCCCACGTCAGGTCAAAGCGCGTGGTGTGCGTGGACGTGCGGTTGTCCCAGTCGCGAATCAATCGGATCGACAGCCCCGTTTTCGAGTCGGTGTACTGGCGCGCGAACTCGACGCCTTTGTCCGGCAGATCGAGCGGCACGCCGGCAATGAAGAACGCGCCCGGATAGAGCGCCAGCCCGATCTTGCCGGTCTTCCCGCTCGGCGACGTGGTGCCCGGCCAGAGCGTGAGCGCCGCGCCGGCGCCCGGCAGCGCGTCGACGTTCTGATAGTGCGAGCCCGGCCCGTAGATCGGCGGATAGATGGACAAGGCCGCCGACGTACCCGCCGCGGTGACATCGGCCAGGACCGTGAACGTCTTCGTGCCCGCCGCCAGCGTCTTGTTCGGGATCCGCGTCATCAGGTTTACTTCGTTGACGTTCGCGATCGAGAACTTGTCGCCCTTCTTGAACGTGTCGCCCGACGTGCAGGTCACGTTCAGCGTCGCGCCGCTCTGGCCGCCGGTCGCGGTCGTCACCGCCCCGCCCCACACGCCGGCCGTATGGCGCCACAGCGAATTGCTGGCGTACCAGTCGAACGAATCCGACTTCTGCACGAAGCCGCTGCGGAACTGCTTGCTCAAATCCAGCTGCGGGTTGAAGAAGGCGTTGGCGCTCGTCTTCACCACGCGATTGACCGCGGGCGGCAGGAACAGCCCGAGGTTCTCATCGTCGACCGGGCAGCCCATCTCCACCAATCGCTGCAGCGCCCAGCCTGATGTCAGGTCGAAGGTGTTCGGATCGGTGCCCAAATTTCCGATCACCATCGAACTGTTGCGGGCCGCAAACTGCGCCGCCGAGCTCTCGATCTCCTGCCGCAGATACGCGATCGCCGGCTTGAGGTAAATCTCCTCGACGCGCTCCTCGCCGCGCTCCATGTCGAGCGCCTGCTCGATCGAGCCCCACTCGAGCGCGATCGTGCCGGTTTCGCTGATGTTGATCGTGGTCGACGGCCGATCGAGCGCCTGCGCGTTGAACGTCATGTCATTGCGCTGGACGGTGTACCGCTGCGAGAGCGGCACCGTCATCACATGCCCGATCGCGAACTTCTGTGCGTAATCGCCGGAGTACTCGTCGCTGAAATACGGGGCCACGGCGAGGCTGTTCTTCAAGAGAGACAACCCCTTCATGGCGACCCAACTCGCCTTATTGAAGGTATTGGTTGGAGCCATTGGCTACTCGCTTACGCGCGGCCTTGCCGTCGGGCGAGGCGTCGGGCTTGTTCCGCCTGATCGAAGGCGTCAAAATCGCCGCGCGCGATCGCGGAGCGAATCGGATCGGTGGAACGGCCCGCCTTACTCAACGTGGGCGGCGGGGGCGGCGCAGAGGACACACGGGTTTCAGGCTGCGGTGCCGGCGGCGCCGCGGGTTCCCCCGCGGACGCCAACGACGCCTCGTAGGCCAGTCGGCCCTCGAGGCGACGGAACTCCGTCACCAGATGATCGATATGCGCCTGCACGCGCCGCTGCGGATGCACACGCTGGAGACTCGCCGGCGGCGTCACCAAGGCGCGCAGCGCGTCCGGGTTCGCCGAGATGTAATTGAGGAACGGCACCGCCTGCGGCGAGTCGTAGAGGAGCTCGCCGATGATGTGGATCGGCCCCGGCTGCTGCCCGGTACGCCGCGCGTGATCGAGGCCGCCCAGGTTGCGCGCCTCCTCGGAGAGCCGCTCGACAAAGGTCGGATCGGCGGCTTTGGCCGCCGTGAGGCGTTCACGAAACCCCTGATCGCGGGCGATCAGCGCCTCGTGTCGCTCCTGCTGCTGCGCGCGCTGCTGGGCGTCCGCGGCTTGTTCGGCATCGAGCGTCTCGCGCACAAACAGGGCTTGCGCCGCGGTGTATTCGGGATAGGTGTCGTAGTCCTCGAGCTTGGGGGCGTCAGGCCGCGCGAGCAGTTGCTTGGCGCGCGCCTTGACCGTGTTCTCCGGCGGGGCCGGTGCCGGCGGGGGCCGCGAGGCATCGACCGCGCGCATGCGGCCTTCGAGCTCGCGGATCCGCGCCTCTTGTTCGTAGACGCGCCGTTCGTAGTCGTTGACGATCTGCTGCCGCCGTTCGGCCGTGGTCGCCGCCGGCGGGGCGTCGCCGGTCGATGTCGGGGCGGATCCCGACTCGGCCGTGTGCCCCTCGAGCTCCTGCAGGCGGGCCGCGCCGGCCTGAATCCGTTGCTCGTAACTGGCGACCTTGCGCTCGAACTTATTGCCGCCCGGCGCCGGGGCGCCGGTGCGCGCCTGCTGCCGTTTGGCGGTATGCGCCGCGTCGAACCGCTCGAAATCGCCGGCCTCGGCCGCGGCGCGTTCCGCCGAGACAGGGGCCGACGCCGACGGCGGGGGCGGGGGCGACGCGGGAGGGATCGCCGACGGCTCGGCCGGTGCCGCGCCGCTCGAGACGACCTCATCAGGCATGCGCGTGAGTATACACGCGCAAGGCTAGCCTCGTACTGAGTTTTCGGTTGGACGGCCTAGCGGCACACCGGCGGCGTCGCCGTCTGTGCGTCAGGCGCGGGTAGAAATGGTATACTGGCTATACCGATGCCGCCCGTGTTTGACGAGCAGTACGACCGCGAGAAAGACGCGATCAACCTCGCCAAACACGGCATCGACTTCATCGCGGCGCGGCGGTTGTGGCTCGATCTGAATCGTGTCGAACTGAGCGCGACAGACGTCGATGGCGAGCCGCGCTTTTTGTCCATCGGCCTGATCGATGGCCGCCTCTGGACCGCCGTCTACACGTATCGCGTCGGCCACGGCATCCGGTTCATCTCGGTGCATCGGGCCGATGCGAGACAGGAGCGTGCCTACCGTGGCTAAGAAACAGACCGCCCGCACACCCAAGACCATCACCGCCGAAGAATTTGACCGCCGCTTCGATGCCGGCGAGGATGTCTCGGCCTATATCGATTGGAAGAGCGCCCGGCGCCCCGGCCGCGAGGTGCAGCGCGTCAACGTGGACTTCCCGATCGACATGCTCCACGACATCGATCAGGAAGTCGCCCGCCTCGGCATCACGCGGCAAGCGTTCATCAAGATGCGCATCGCCGACGCGCTCGCGACCACACACGCCGCGAAAAAGACGTAGGCGCGCGGCGATCAGGCGTCGGCTTTGGCGAGCTCCAGCACCATCCGCGCCGCCGCGTCTTTCGCCTCGAGCAGCTTGCGCAGCGCCACCGTGCGCTCCGGACTCATCGCGTGATCTTTGACCATCTGCGCGGCCAGCGCATCGAACTGCTTCGCCAGCGCCTGCACCGGCGCCGCCAGGTGATCCGACTCGAAAAACTGCAACATGCGTTCGGCCATACGTGCCCCCTTTATTCGGTTGGACTTGTCCCATTCTGCTCCGGCGGCTGCTGCGCCGCCACCTGCGCCAACGCGAGCTCGTGCGCCGCGTCTCGCCCGGCCTGCCGGGTCGCCTGCCGCGCCTCAGCCACACTGAGCGCCGCCTCGTGCGCGTGCCCCTGCTCGAGCATCCGCGCTTCGTGCGCGGCCGCAATCGCATCCGACGCCCGTTCGTGCGCCTGCGTCCCGAGCCGCGCGCGCTCCTCCGCAAACAGCTGCATGGCGTTCTGCATCGTCTCGAACTTGCCTTGCAGCGTCGCGACGGCAAGCTTGACCTCGTTCGCCTCGCGCGTGCGCTGCAAATCGCCTTGCTCCTGCAGCAGCGCAATCTGCTGCTTGGTCTGCGCCTCGAGCGCCTTGATCTGCTGCTGCGCCTGCAGCGCCGCCGCTTCGCCCGGCGGCATCTGCGTCGCCTGCTGCAGTTGCTGCTGCAAGGTCTGGACCTGCGCCTGGAGCGCCGCCACCTCCGGCGACACCGGCTGGCCGTTCTGGTTCTTGAACTGCGGCGGCTCGATCAGGTCCGCGATCGCATCGCCAATCGGCCCCAGATTCCGAAGCCGAATGGCGCGCGAGAAAATCGCCGCCGCGACCGGTGGCCCGCACAGCTGCGCCACCATCGGCAGGTTCTGCACCAGCGTTTCCGTGAAATCCTCGGCCGCATCGCGCTCCGACTCGCTCGACGGCGCCGTCGACACCGTGACGAGGTAGTCGCCCTGCGTGCTGATACTGTCGGGATCGCTCGGATC